TGGAGTACTCAATAATTTTCTTTCTGAGTTTCACAGTGAAAATGGATATGCACTTCCAAGTCGGTATGAGGTTATTATCACATCTCCCGGCGAGGGTAATGCAAGAAAAGTATCTATGCGTTGTGAAGCAGTTGATCTGCCGGGGAGAGCTCTTAATACGGCATTAGACACCAACATGTATGGTATTGCACCAGAAATTGTTGATGGTATCACATTTGGCGGCACACTCTCTATGACCTTTCAAGCAAGTAGTGACCTAGAGGAAAGAGTATTCTTTGAGAGTTGGCAAGAGATGGCATGGGATAAAGGAACATGGAATGTGAACTACTACAAAGATTATATTTCCGACTCAGTGGATATATACGTTCTTGATCAACAAGACACAAGAAGGTATGGACTTAGACTAAAGGAGTGTTACCCAAAAGAGATTGGACCCGCTCCACTTAATTATGCTACAGCTGGTGATATTATAAAAATACCTGTTACTTTACAATATAAGTATTGGGAGACACTTGACATTAACAATCAACCGCCCAACCTTATGGAGAAGGTTCTTGATACAGTGATATCCGGTGCAGAAAGAACAATTAATGCGAATATACCGAAGGTGTTAAGCAGACTATGATAAAGGATGAAACATTATGGCGTTACCTAAGCTACAAACTTCTGAATACACACTAACAGTACCATCAACACAGGAGGAAATTAAATTTAGACCGTTCTTAGTTAAAGAACAAAAGATTTTGATGATTGCTCAAGAATCTGGTGAAGAATCTCAGATTGCTGATGCTATTGGTCAGTTAGTGACAAATTGCACCTTCGGCAGTATAGATGTTAACATCAACCCAATGTTTGATATTGAATATGTATTTCTACAATTAAGAGCAAAATCTGCCGGTGCTAAAGTGAAACTTAACGTGACATGTCCAGATGATGGAGAAACTAAAGTTGAAACTGAGGTTGACTTATCGGAGATATCGGTGCAAATGAGTTTAGAACATTCTCAGGAAATTGCACTTACAGAAGATATTAAACTGGGGTTACGTTATCCCGTCTTGAAGGATATGAAAAACTTAGATATGAATCTTTCTGACTTTGAAAGAAGTATAGTTATGTTTCATGAGTGTGTTGAATACGTTATGGATGGTGATGAAACTATAAGTAGGATTGATATGACAACAGATGAAATTGCTGATTTTGTTGATTCATTTAATACGGAACAACTAGAAAATGTGTTAAAGTTTTTTGAAACGATGCCAAAACTAAGACATGTTATTGATGTTGTTAATCCTAACACGAAAGTAAAGAGTGAAGTATTATTGGAGGGATTACCAAGTTTTTTAGGATAGCGCTGTCTCATGACTCCTTGACAAATTATTATAAACAAAATTTTGCAATGATACAGCATCATAAATGGAGTTTAACTGAGTTAGAGAATATGTTGCCATGGGAGAGAGAAATATACCTTAGTTTGTTGTCAAAATATCTCAAAGAAGAGAAAGACCAATACGATAAACAAGAGAGAAAAAATAGGAGATAGTAAAATGGGCGAGGAAGAAATCAAAGCATCAGGTCATCATCCAGCAGATACAAATGGCGATGGTAAGGTTGACCCAGAAGAACATGATATGTGGCTTGAGTTTAAACGTAAGGAACTTGAGGATGCAGACGCAATGCGTGATGCACAACGTACAATGGCATGGTACTCACTTGGCGGTATGTTAATGTATCCTATTATCGTAGTCCTTGCAACAGTCTTCAATATGGATCAAGCAGCAAAGATTCTTGGTGATATGGCGGGAGTATACTTCATTGCGGTTGCTGGTATTGTCGCAGCGTTCTTTGGCGCACAAGCACTTAGCAAACCTAAGAAGTAAGGAATAGGTCATGGCTGATTTACAAGACGTAATTGATAAACTAACAAACGAGGGTGAACTTATTCGTAATAAGGGCGCTCACTCTATTAAATCAGTCAAAAAACTTATTACAGACAGTCAAGAAACCCCTGCCCAAAGAAAACAAAATGCTGAAGACGCACGAAACGCTGCCGGTAAAACTAATACCCTACTTGAATCAATAGCAAAAGGTGTCAGTGTTAATAGTTCTGGTGTTGAAGAAGCAAAGAAATCAGGTAAGTTGGGTGGATTGCTTGGTGGTATAGGCGCATCATTAGGCGGTCTGGGTATAGGTGCTGGTGTTGCAATGGGTGGACTAGGTGCATTATTTGCTGGTGGTGGTTATCTTCTTAAACAACTTGCAGAATTTGATGGTAAAGCGGTTGTTGCAAACGTAAGAGAACTCTTTAAAATTGCAGACTTAACTAAAGGAGTTGGTGATGCTTTTGTTAAAGGTGGACAGTTCTTTTTAACAATGACAGGGCTTGGTCTTGGACTAGCAATATTTGGTATAGGTAGCACTATTGCTGGTCTTGGAGATGCTTTGCTGAATTTCACTAATGCTAACTGGGCATCGGGTATTGTTGGTAATGTTACAACCCTATTAAGTATTAAAGATTCTCTAGGCGGTAATATTGATCTTCTTAAAGATGGCGGTGCCTTCTTCTTATCAATGTCAGGTATTGGTCTTGGTTTAGGAGTATTTGGTGCTGGGTCAGCACTTGTTGGTCTTGGTCAGTTTATCACAAAAGATGATTGGGCAAAGAGGGTTGTTGAACGTGTAACTACGTTGTTGGGTATTACTAAATTATTAAATGATCCAGATAAACTGAAAAAAGATAATGACAAGTCATTTTTTGTGCAAATGACAGGTATTGGTGCTGGACTAGCAGTATTTGGTGCTGGGCAAGCACTTGTTGGTCTTGGTCAGTTTATCACAAAAGATGATTGGGCAACAAGAGTTTATGATAACGTAGCTACATTGATGAAAATCCCTGCATTAATTCCAGCAGATTCATCTGCTCTTGAAGAAAGTGGAAGTTTTGTCACAATAATGGGCGGGATTGCGCTTGGTTTGATTGCCTTTGCAATAGGAAGTTCTGCAAATTCAATCGCAACTGCATTGGGTCAGTTCAGTGGTGCAGGCGCTAAATTTGCAGATGACGTTGTATATAATGTTAAAAAATTGATGGAAATATCTGCTTTGAAGTTTGGTGATGTTGCGAAGTTCACCGGATTCATGACAGGTATAGCTGCTGGTTTGGTTGCGTTTGCAATCGGTAAGGGTGCAAATAATATGGGTGATGTTATTGGCAAATTCTCAGGTAATTTTGCTGATAACATTGTCAAAGATGTTAACGCATTAATGGCGATGATAAATGACCCAAATGTAAATCAAGAAAAGGCAAATGAATTTAGTTCTATAATGGGTACTATTGCAGCGGGTCTTGTTAAGTTTTCGGGCGGTCAATTTGTAGGTACTCTTGCTGGTGCAGCTTCAAGCGTTTTGAATTTCTTGGGGGGCACTGGTCCAATACAAGAAATTAAGAACCTAGCAGCAGAGGCAGATAATATAGAGAAGGGCGCAAATGCTATTGGAAAGGTTGCTGATAATCTGGGCAAAATTGGTAATTTAAAGTTTGATGGTTCAAACATTAACATTAAAGATTTTTCAAAAGACTTACTAGATTCTGTCCCCGCAATTGAAGCAGCCATAATGGGTGGTAAAATTGAAGGTGGAATTTTCAGTAGCGATATTGTATATAAAGGTTTAGCATCGGGAGAAATTAAGTGGAGTGATGCTGCAAAAAATATAAAAACTATTCAGGCGGCATTAAAGACTGGGCCCGAAGTCAGTTCAACGACCTCTCTGGATGTATCGGAAGCAACAACTGGTATATTTGAATCTTTAAAGAGTAGCATTGATGATCTGTCAGTTGCAATTGCATCAATACCTTCTGGTGGAAATATTGTAAATGCACCAACCAATGTCAGGAATGAAGGTGACGTTGTTGGAGGAAGTCCTGTTGTAAATACAAGGTATGGTTCTAATATGGCATACGGGTTTTAAAAAAAGGGGAACTTTTGACCCCCCTTTCTCTTACTCGTTTGCCAACTTTTCAAAATAGGACAGACTGTCCCCTTCATCATCAGTGTCAACAGTAGGCGCTGGAGTAGGTTTTGTATCTACTTTAGGTTCTGCCTTTGGTGCATCTTCCATCACCTCAGCTGCGTTACCTACCGTAGTAGTCCCTGCAAGAACCATGTCCAAACGCTTCTTGAGTTCGTCATAGGACTTGAAGTTAGAAGCAGAAGTAAACTCTGACAGAGGATACTGCGTCTTCCATGTCTCCTCAAGCTTATCGTCATCATCAAACAACGGACTTGGTGCTTCAAACTCAGACTTGTCATAGTTCCAGTAACCATCAACCATACGAAGCTTCAACTTGAAGTTCGCACCTTCCCAGAAATCGAAGGGATTGACAGGACTTTCATCTTGGAATGCAGGCTGCATTGCTTCCATGCACTTGTCAAAGATTTTCTTACCGAAACGATAAAGCATAACCTTACCCTCGTTCTGAGGATTCGCAGGGTCTTGCACAACATAGATGTTGGCAAAGTACTGCAACTTACGCTTCTGACGCCGGGCAATCTCCTTGTCCGACTCAACGCCTGAGTTCCAATATGCAGAGTTCATCTCTGATACAGGATCGTTCTGACCAAGAGTGGTGAGAGAGTTCTCAATATACCACTGACCAGTTGGGCCTTGGAACGCATGGTTCCAGACTTTTGCCCAAGGCATATCCTCACCTTCTACGGCGGGTAGGAAACGAATGACAGCATAACCGTTGCCGGTCTTATCCATCGTAGGTTTCCAGAGGCGATCATCCTGATAGGACTTCTTCTCTTGGGGGGCGTTTTCTGCTTGTACTGCACCGAGCAGTTTGTCCAAAGAATTGGACTTCTTGAGTGTACTTAACGACATATGTATTCTCCTTATGTAAATATATGTTTCGTATGTTTAGATATTAACTTTATCACAAAAAT